TGGAAAGAGCGTGGTGTGTGGTCATACCCATAGATTAGGGGTTTCGGCCTTTACAGAGGCTTCTAGAGGCCAATTAGGGCGCACTGTGTGGGGAGTAGAGGTTGGCAACATGGTTGACCTTAGCTCAAGCGGCATGGCCTATACAAAGGGCTACGCAAATTGGCAGCAAGGGTTCGCAGTGGCATACGTAAAAGAGCGTAAAGTTCAGGTTATTCCTATACCAGTTAATCCAGATGGCAGCTTTATATTTGAAGGCAAGGTCTATGGGGCGTGAAACCGATTATAGGGATCGCACGATTGATGACCATATCGATAATTTTGAGGACATTAACGTTATCTAATCGTTATAAAAAAATGACCCAAAAATGGTGCAGCAAGCCTAGCAATAGGTAATACTGATCCTGATGGCAAGCGAACGTCTTGCAGTCGGGAGCAGATTATGAAACTTACAGCTGACAATTTTGAACGTTTGACTGAATGTCAAATGGAATTTAATGCGGTATCTGATTGGCAGTCTCAGTCAGAGAGATTTATTGATGGTGTTAATTGGAATCACGCTTACATTTACTGGTGTGAAAATTACGCAGCAGCCTTATTAGCTTGCGAATATCTAAAGCAATTAGGTTTTAGTTATTCGATCAGCTTTGACGAAGCAATACAACAATACTGTTTTACAACTGATTATGCTGGATCATGGGTAAAAGCATGAAATTGACAACACTTGATAACAGGCAAGCTGCGCTTAATTATGCAGCTATGGGTTGGTCAGTTTTACCATTATTGCCTAACAAAAAAGACCCACATTTTGATCTAATCAAACGCGCCTATTTATCAGCTACCACTGACACAGATTTGATTAATTTTTGGTTTGATTTTGATGAAACCATCAATTTGGGTATTGCTTGCCAACCATCTGGTTTAGTTGTGTTTGATATTGATTACAGAAATGGTGGCGAATTGTTGCCTGAATTTACACCAACATACACAGTGCAAACTGGCGATGGTTTGCATTTGTATTACAAAGCTAACGTAACCGACACATTTTGTGGCAAGTTGATCGATGGCATCGACATTAAATTTAAAGGTTATGTTGCAGCTGCGCCATCAATACATCCGTCAGGTGCAAGATATACAGTAATCGATGACAGAAATCCTGTTGTCGTTCCAAAAGCAATAAGGGAGCAAATAAATGGCTGAATTATGGTGGTTAGGTTTTATTATCGGAGGCAGTATTGGCTTGGCATTATCCATGCTTTACAGCTGGAAAATTGATGTTCATTATCAAAATGGGTATTGGGCTGGTCGATCTGCTGGCTGGAAATCTTGTTTAGATCATCAAGCCAGCGTTAGAAAAATGAAGGCAGAGCAGGTTTTTGATTATGACAAAAACTGAGCAGCTGTTTGATGAAGCAGTCAAACTCATACACGCCAGAGGTATGCATTATGGTCATCCAGCAATACAAATGGACAGAATTGCAAAGCTGTGGTCAGCATATCTTAATTTTCCAGTTACAAGTAATCAAGTTCCTATGCTCATGGCCTTACTCAAAATCAGTCGTAGTGTGGAAAGTCCAGAGCTGCAAGATAACTATACAGACGCGCTCGCATATATCGGCATATCAAAAACTTGCCATGAATACATGCAAGACAAAGATTTTGAATGGGAGCATTAAACATGGGTTTTAATTTGGAAGATTATGAAGATGTTGCAACTTTAAACAAATGGTTTATTGCAAATTTTCCGCTAGGCAGAGCAGACATTTCGGTTGTCAGCCATGATGTAATTAATGGTTACATTTTGGTTCAGGCAACTTTATGGCGTGATGCCAATGATGATAAGCCAGCAGTTAGTAACATAGCTTTTGGCTCACGTGAGACTTTTGCGCCTAACATGAAAAAATGGTATGTCGAAGACACTGCCAGCAGCGCACTTGGAAGAGCAATAATTATTTTGAAAGGTAGCAATAAAACAGCTACAAAAGACAGTATGAAAAGGGTGCAAGAAGATGAAAAAAAGAGAATCTACTCTCCGCCAAATAGTCGAGCTGCTGCGGTGGAGTCGGTATTGCGTGAAGCTTTTGCGGAAGAAGAAAAACCAAAAACCACCGATCCTGAGCCTTTATCGTGGTCTATTGGTGATGTCGTTGATGCAGTGGGAAACACAACGCCACATGAGCCGCCAGTCTGCTGCGAAAAAGGACACATGCTCAAACAAGGAATCTCAAAAGGCGGCAAGCCCTATCTAGGTTATGTTTGTAAAGGTGGCATAAAAGAACATGCTAATTGGGCAAAGATGACTCAAAACGGAAATTTTTATTTTGAAGGGGGTGAGTAATGGGATACGTAGCGTTTATTGATGGCAGCGGATGGACTGTTGAAATAGATGACAATGGAGCACACATAATTAAATCTGAACGACATTGTGAGGCATGTGGTGATGATAGAGTGTTTAAAGATGGCACATGTTTTAGATGTCATGAATTGATTAATCGTGATGAAGTTTAAATGTAATGGCTGCAAGCGGCCTACGGAATTTATCAAGCTAGAATCATTTGATTTACCTAACAGTATTGGCGTTTATCAATGCAAAGATTGCTGTGCGATTGGAGTCAAAAATGAAGCTGAAGCTATACAAAATGACAAAAAAGTGTGTAGGTGCGATCAATGCGGTGCATGGCAATTTGAAGGTAAAGATTGCAATACCTGCGTTTTATTGCTTTAAATACTTGACACGTATGATAGGCTCATGGCTTAGCATTTGGCCTAAAGCCAAAAATGCGAACCGCCGAAGCGGTAAGTTCGCAAGGTGCTGGCCTTTTGGGATCGCTCTATGTTTAGCAACATTTTTGAATTTAGATAGTGCTAAATCTTCGGAGAATTACAAACCAATTCATTATAGGCAGTACATACTGATAAGTTTGAATTACAATTTTGAACAAGCCTATTGCTTAGTTGATTTGTATCATCAGGAAAGCCGCTTTGACCCTAAAGCGCGTAATGGAAGTCATTATGTGATACCACAAGGTAGATCAACATATTTGAAGAACGCATCAGGAATAGCACAAATAAGTTGGGGGGTGCGTTATATTGGTAACAGGTATGGTTGGGTAGATAAGGATGCAGGCATACCAAATGCGTGCAAGGCCTATGCTCATTGGGTAAAGAAGGGATGGCATTGAAAGATACAGAGAAAATTACAATAGGGGTTACATCACCTGGGTATGTAGTTACAGACTTTATGACCAGCATATTGGATGTGGCTAGATCACAAAAACAATTAGGGCAGTTCATTAGCCTACAAGGATCAGGTGTTATCAGCAGATTGCGTAATCAGATTGTTGCAACCTTCTTAGAGAAAACTACAGATGATTGGTTATTGCAGATAGATACAGATCAGAGATTTACAATTGATCATTTTAAGAAGTTGGTAGCCGCCGCCGACAAGGATGAGCGGCCTATTGTGTCAGGTGTGGTGCATGGTGGTTGGGATGTTGGTGAGTTGTACTTAGAGCCAGTGCCGTGCATATTTAAGTTAGGTAGTGATAATGGATTGTATGCGGTACATGATTATGAAGAAGATAGCATTATTGAAATAGATGCTTGTGGCACTGGCGCAATAATTGTGCATCGGTCAGTATTTGAAACATTTAGAAAAAACGCTGAGCAGACACATCAAGGTGACAAATGGTGCTTTTATCAGGATATGCCATTACACCATGAATGGGTAGGCGAAGATTTGTTGTGGTGCATTAGGGCTAAAAGTTTTGGGTATAAAATGTTCGCACACACAGGCGTACAAATGGAACACCAGCGTAAAATGTGGATAAGTAAAAAACAACATGCAGACTTTGCCAGATTCAGACGGGCGAGGTTGCAAAGTGAGGAACAGATTAATGGCAATAGTAAGTAAGCAAGTAACAGTAACTACAACAAGTCAATCAATTGTTAGTGTTGATAATGTAAGCAGAGATGTTCTATTGCATGCCAAGCATGATTTAGTAATTGGTAATAGCGGAGTAACAACA